TACTAATTTTAACCTTAATTAGTGGTATGATGATACCACGTTTGCTTTATTAATGTATCTTTGCAAAAACAAAATTTAGAAATTATGATTGAGCAACTAAGAATTAAAGAAGTTATTAAAGAGTACGGCACATCAATTAATGAAGTAGCCGATAAAATGGGAATATCACGTTTTACTCTTAGTACTCATGTAAACGGTAATCCGTCTACAGAGATACTTTTAAGAATAGCGGACGCTATAGGTTGTCCAGTAACAGAGCTATTCGAGCAACCAAAGAAAGACCGTCTTTCTCTCACTTGTCCTCATTGTGGAAAGAGTATTAATCTTAAAGTAGAATAGTCTCATGAATGAAGATTTAAAACTGTTGTTAGATAAAGCTGACACACTCAAAGGAGAATTATCCGCTTTACGTCCATTACCGGAAGATGCTTTGGAAAAGATACAGGATGCCTTAGATATAGAATACACTTACGAAAGTAACCGAATCGAAGGCAATACCCTTACATTACAGGAAACCGCCCTAGTAGTAAATGAAGGAGTTACCATATCCGGCAAATCTATGCGTGAACATCTGGAGGCTATCAATCATAGCGAGGCTATTGATTATATCAAAGATATAGCGAAGAAAGATATAGAGATAAGCGAACGCACTATCAAAGAAATACACGCTCTTATCTTGCACGGAATAGATCGTGAAAATGCCGGGCGGTATCGCACCGTTCCCGTCATGATTTCCGGTAGTACCCACATGCCGCCACAACCTTATTTAATACAGAAACAAATGGAGGATTTTATGATAAAGTACCGGCAGATGGAGGAAGAAAAAGTACATCCGGTACTTATAGCCGCATATCTTCACGACGAACTTGTACGTATTCATCCGTTTATTGATGGAAACGGGCGAACGTCACGTTTATTGATGAATCTTTATCTTTTACGGAATGGGTATACATTGGTTACTTTAAAAGGTAGCAATGAGGATAAAATAAGTTATTATAAAGCATTGGAAGAATCTCATACAGAGAATAAGCCGGAAGCCTTTCAAAAACTTGTTGTTGAGGCCGAAATAGCCTCTTTACAAAGATATTTGTCTATAATGCAATAGGGTATGAATACAAATGAAATAGATAAATTGAGCTTTGCAAAAGCTCATGCCTTGTTTGAAACTGGAGATATAGATCGTATTGAGGTGGGAACCGTAAAGGGATTGTGTGACATACACCGTTATTTGTTCGATGGGTTGTACAGGTTTGCTGAACAGGTGCGTACGTTGAATATAGTAAAGGGAAACTTTCGTTTTGCTAATTGTATGTATCTTGATGTGATACTTAAAAAACGTCTTGGCATGGTGATCGATTGGCAGAATGTAGATAAGGTTCTCTATTTGCAAGCTATGGAAAGAAGCCCGATTAACGACCTGGAACTGCGGACTTTGTTACATCAAAGATTAACCAACCAGGTAGATGATAGAGAAGTTATATTTAAAGGTATTACGCAATCTTATTATTATGAGGGTTACGAACCAGAATAATGAAGAGGTTAGTAATCCATTTTGTTCTTTATTGTGGAAAGGACGTCAATGTAAAAGCAAATCAAATATGAATAAGAATATCAATCTTAAGTATTCAGTCAAAGGATTTTCAGATGCAAAAGCAACTGAATATTTGGAAGAACTAAGAAATAGGATTGTAGTCAATGATTATACAAGACCCCTCATATTTATCAAATATGGTAAACTGAATGTATTAAATGGACTCAAATCTATAATATCAGAAATATGTGATTGTCTGATAATTGGTAATGCACAAGCTGCTATAACTCTAACAAATCACCTATTTGAGAATAGTTTGAAACAAACATTGATAACATGGGATTCACAGGGTAGACGATTTAATGATTCTGAGAGGATAGATGAAACATTCAAACAAGAAGTTGAGGACTATGATAATAGGGATATTGAACCTAATATTAAGAAGTGTAAAAGTAAAGGTTTGATAACCAAAGATGAAGCTGAAAGATTGATAAAGCTAAAAAATATATACCGAAATACCTTTTCTCATGCTTCTTATTCAAAACTATTTAAAGAATCTTCTACTGTTATATACTCTGGTAGCTTGAATGAACCAACAAAAATAAAAGAAGAAATTGTAGATGTCTCCAAAGTTCCATTTTTATATTTATTGGCTCAAGAGCAATTTGCAAAGAAAAATGCTTTGATTTATTTTCTGGAAGTATATGAGTTCATAGATAAAATGGATAAAAAATTATTGGATTTATATCCAGAAGTGAAAGAACTTGTTTTGCAACGGGAAAATCAGCTTTGATTCCCGACAAAATAATTGTAAATATGTATTAAACATACCCCGTTCCTTGATTGGTTCGGGGCTTTTGTTTATACTTAACCATTAAAACTATAATTTATATTCTTCATTCAAACGCTTTATAGCCTTTTTTATTGTTGAGGCTGATAACTTATACTTGTTTGAAAGAAAGTCCCGAGTTTCGGCTTCTTTTCGTCCTTCTGCAAGCATATCTCTATACTCATAGAACATATCAAGATACATTATATCATCTGCGCTCACTCCGTTTCTGTTCATTGTAGCGAGTAGAAAGCGGCTTGATGCTAAAACCTCATATACTTTCATCTGCTTTGGGAATATAAGGTAAGAAATCAAAGCCTTTAAACTCTTTACTGTTGATGGTATGAGTTACCTTTTGTTTATCAGAAAGACCTATAATTCGGGAAACTATATTGGGATTAAACGCTCCAACAATAGCACCTTCTAATTGTTGTGTCCTGATAATATTCTCTATGCGTGTAATGACCGGAAAGAAATCTTCATTTGCACCCTCTTTAAATTTCCGCCAATATGATGAACTGACATCTAAATAAGCCATTAACCCGGTCAGAGAGTAAGGACGTTGTGTAGGGCTTTCTTCCTTTTCCTTTATTTCTCCTTTCGTTTTATTCTTGATTGCTTTCCATGGAGTTCTGTCACAATAGGCAAAATACTCACAGGCTACTTCCCACAACTGTTCAGGAGAAGCAAAACGCTTACTTCTCCCATGCTTGTTTCTCAACTTCCAAAATTGGTTTCTTTTAGGTGCAGACATAACTAATGTTCTTTTAATTGTTTGATTAAATCCGCTTCTTCCTGATCCTTGACTACAACGGTCAATCCTGTAGAAATTTCTCCTGAATGTTCGGTATTCTGTTTGTTCTTCCATCTGTCAGGAGCAAGGTTTGTGAGAAGGAATATTCCGGCTCCTACATTAGGCTCAACACGGACATTTTTTCTTACTTCCTTTTTCAACTTCTTTTTCTTGCCTTCCATGTAGTATTCAGAAGAAACCTGTTCGTATTCATACCCGATGGCAGACCTTGCAAGGGAAGAAACGACATTGCGTTCTAACCCGTTTTTGAAATCTTCTTTCGCCTTTTTTATAGCATTCCCGAAAGTTTCATTTTCCATCCATCGGTAATAGGTACTCTTTCCGATTCCCATTACATTACAGAAGTCAATAAGCTTTGCACCGCCATAATCTATAAGTCCGTTTTCACATACCCAGTCAACGCACTTTTGAATTGTTTCTTCATTAAATTTTGCCATATCTTCAGTAGTCTTTTATATTTAATCATTAAATTACAAATCTCCCAGATGATCCAAAGCTTCGTCCGGTATTTCCATATTTATAGCCTCCTCCATAGAGATAGAATGTCCCAAATACTCTTCTAAAAGCATTTTTCTAGTTTGATTGGCCTGTTCGGTAATACTCCGAATCTTTTCTTCTACATTTTCTTCCATGTCATTACAATTTTAAAAGTTTACACTCGCATATATCGTTCTCTTTGGTCTTTATCTCTATGATAGCCAGATAACAACCATATTGAGCCAAATAAACCGGTATATCCATCTCTAAGTCCCGCAATTCGATACTGTTAAGACGGATATACTCGGTCACTACCTTTGCATTATTGATTAGTCCTTTGTACGTCTGATAGTTATTTGCAATTAAGG